TAGTGCGTATCTTATAGCATCTGCCATGTGAGAAGATCTATCGTGTTTTGGTTTTTCTTTTATTAGATTTGGGTTTGGATCCCACTGATAGCTTTCTATAGAATACTGGCTTTCTGCACAGCGTTGATCCATAATTAATTTGTCATTATCTACAATTCCTGCAACATGTCCTATGCCGTCTAACAGTGACTTCTTTGCATTGATTGTAGATATATCATAGTTTTGTGCTAAATCGAATCGAGTTTGTTGAGCCGCCGAGTCAATATATATATAGTCGATATCGTACTTATCTATAAGAGTTCTTATTTCTATAGCATGTTGTTCTGTTGTGCGTTCTGCATTCATATATTCATCAAGCAAGTAAAACTTTTCGGTATCCCAATTATATGCGATTACACAAAAAGCAGTCGGGTCTTTATATCCTACGTCAAGTCCTGCAAATACATCCATCTTCGAAGTGTCAAGTTCTTGCAAGTCTTGTACACACTCCTCAAAATTAAAGTTCCAAACTTGTCCTTCATAAGTATTAAAATCTGCTTCATACTCCTGTCGAAACTCTGCATCTGACATCCCCTTTCGAGCTTCATCAATATCGGACTGACTCATTCGAGGATTATCACGATACGTAGCTCTTATTGAACACCACTCTGGAAACTCGTCTGAGTGCCCTCGTTGCCAGAACTGACTGAACCAGTTGTTGCGACCCCGTGGCGTGGAAATAAAGAGTGCTTTTGAATTTTGTTTATCGAGAGTAGGTCGTAAGGCAACATTGAAAGCATCTCTTCCATCTGCGAGAGCTGCTTCGTCAAAGATGATAAGATCATAGGAACGACCAACACAACTATCAACTTGATTAATAGACCCCATACGTATAGTGGATCCGTTAGATATTTCAATAACTTTATCTTTTGCATTATCCTTTGTTACTTCTAGGTCAAAGTGTTTGATTAAGTTACGTTGTAAGTCAAAAGAAATCTGAGACAGCGAATAGTTGGGGGACATTATAAGAATATTGGAGCCAGGTACAAGAGATACCAGTTGACCAATGATGTTAGCAATGTAAGTTTTGCCTTGCCTTCGGGAGACTGCAGCGCAGACAAAACGATACTTCGGACTATTAACTGCGTTAATAATAGCTACCTGGGATGGTAAAGGGCGGACGTTCAATAGTTCCAAATATGGTTCTATAGGAAGTTTTAGAAATCGTGCCTCAGATTTTAAATCAAACAAGTAGTCGCCTGTAATATCAGAGCGACTTATTTCAATTGCCATTACTTTTTACTCATATATGCTTGCGCTCCAAAGTACATTCCGACTATAGAGGCTTGCGATAAAAATATCATATCACTCATCGAACCCCAAGTTTGTAGCTTACTTTCAGGTATAATTAAGGATATAAGTGGATAGGCACACATAGATACAATTGCTACCCATGCCATTTGTTTTTGTGCTTGAGCTTTTTCCTCTCGAAGTTCCAACTCTACCATTTCTGCTGCTTTTGTCATTTCTTCGTCTGACACAACTCCATCTCCGTCTATGTCATAATCTTTATATTTGGTATCACTTTGGAACTTCTTTGGGCTCATCTTTTTTCTCTACTTTCTTGCCTTCGACTAGTTCATAGTGCATTTCTATTAGTTTCTTATCGACTAGTTTGGGCTTGCACATAGCATCTATCGGCTCATAGTACGACTGTGACTTGCCAAGCTCCTGTGCAGTATATCTACACTCATGAATGGTGCGATAATGCCTATACAGAATTTCCTGCCCTTCTACTGTTATAAATAAAGCAAATGCAAGTATATTGTTCATTTATCATTTGTTTTGTTCCAATAATAATTGCACTAAGTGAGCTAAACGAGCGTCACTTGCTTCTTGAATCTTTTCTTGTCGTCCAAGAGAGTCTGCAATACTTTGGATAGCTTGTGCATTTAATGCAGTACTTTTTGTATTGTCTCCTGCTTCTTCTTGTACTTTTTCAATTACTGTAGCAACTCGTGCTACGTCTTGTGCGGTTGCTTCCGCCTGTGCCTGCATAGTCCCCCAAGCAATACACGCAGGAATAATCCCTGCTGCAAGAGGTAATGTCCACGAAGGTACTTTTATATCTGACATTATTTACTCCTTAAATTGAGAATCTATAAAACATTTACCGTAATATAGAATACCTAGCCACACTGTAAACAGTATACCATCTAAATAATTTAATTCTACCCATGCCGCTACGGGGTCCATTAGCACTCACACGCAGGACACGGACACTTACAAACTTCTTCTCCACAACAATCACACATTACCATTTCACCTTATCTGCCCAATATGCTGCGGACATCCTGCCTTTGGCTATATTCTTCGCGTGTCGAGCCTTGAAGCTTCTACGCTTAGCTTTTACTGCTTCCGACTCTCCTGGTTTAGGCTTCCCCGCCGTCTTCGCTCCCTGCTGCCCAAAGCGAATAGTCTTGATACGACTCCCCACTTTCGCTACTACTATATGACTTTTCTTCGGGTGTGAAGGTGTCCTCTTCGGTTTGTTGTATCCCGACACTCCCGCTCTCTTCAATCTGCCGTTCTTCTTCGCCATCTTCTATCCCTAGAAACTTTTCAGCTTCTTCTCGGCTATTAAACTTACGAAGCCTTCCATTTACTCGAGTACACCAGCGACCTCGCTTTTCGTATATCATGACCAAAGTGCCGTAGCTAGACTCTGAACTAGAGCATCTTGTCCTGAAGTATCATAAGCTGTACCATCTCCATTGAACTTTCCAAGATTTGTTTGCTTATAGCTTGTAACAGGAAGCTCCGCATCCGTTGTATCGTCCAAAACAATCTTTGTCTCTACAAGTATGCGAGGCCATGCTGCATTTGTTGCAGCATCTTCCGAAGAGTCTCCTGGATACACTTCGATTTTGTTGACTGTGACTACTTTTGTAATCGCCATATTATTTCCTCTTTCCTAGTTTTACTCTTTGTTCCAGTAGTTTTTTTGGAACACGTTTACCCTCTTTATATAGCTTTGCTATCTTTTTAATAACAGCAGCCAGTTTAGTTCGTCGAGACCCCGCAGTGCCTGCTAAATACTTTTTTGGTAGCTTCGACTTTCTGTCTTTTGGAACACGTCGCTTCTTTTTCATTTCTTTCTCTTAATATCATTATCTTGGGAGTGACCTCCACGCATAAATGAATTAACACGAGCATGTGCCCAACGACTCATTGTCATACCTGGTCGTGAGCCAGAAGAAAGAAAAGCTCCTTGTCCTCGTCTATATACTTTCGCAAGCTGTCCATAAGTATAACGACTCTTTGCAGCCTTTGCTTTCAACGACTTTTGTACTGCGGCAGAAAGAGGCTTACGTGCTCTAGAAGCTTTTTTCTTGCGCACTGCCATTACTTTTTCCTCTTCTTTGCACGTTCATACGCTTGATGAGTGCTGCCTGGCATAAATACCTTTGACTTACCACGACCATGAGAGTGTATAGCACGTAAACCAAGTTTGCGAGCGCGCTTACGTGCTGCACCTGCTGTTCTATACCTATCCATTCTAACGCTTCATCTTTTTAAGAATTGCTTTTCTTAATGCTGGTGGTAATTTCTTTTGTGCGGCTGTAAGACCTTTACGTTTCTTCTTCCGTTTTTTCTCTCCTGTATGATACGGCATATGAATCTCCCTATAAGCGCTCCAGTACTTCAAAGACAGTAAACAATATTGTTACTATTGTTGAAAGGGCGCCCCCGAAGTATTTTAGATACTTCAAAACCTCCTCCAGTTCATCGTCATTTCTAGCTATTTTCTTTGCTGCTTGCCTTGCTCGTTCTCTTTTACACTCCTTTTGAAACTCTAACCAGCGAGTCCACATCTCTGGGTCTCCACTGTAAATCATTGCTTGTTTGAGAGCTTGTTCTTGTTTAAGAAGTTTCTCTCTTTCCATAAACATTTGTAGCTGTGTTTTGTTTCCGTTCTTTCTTGCGTTTCTTGAGATTACGGCTTTTGTATTAAAGTACTCAGCACATGACCCCGCAACGTCTGAAAGGTCTTTTCCACTCTGAATTGCTAAAGTAATAGTGCTCAAGGCCGAGTGAGCTGATGCTATTTCGGCTAACACCGATTAAGACCATGGTATTCCAGTGGATATAATCCCTAACAAAAACATAATAATTGTTCCGCCCATTATAGTCATACGACTTTCTATGCGCTCTAATTGCAATCCTTGATTATCCACGCGCGAAAAGATGCTTTTCCATCGTTCTTCGCACATGGCTTCGTGAGATTTTAATTCGGTTTCTAATTCATGCAGGTCCAAGAAGCTTCTCCATTAATTTTCCATAGTTCCCTTGGCCGAATGGTAGTTCGCCATTTATCTGAACATTGGTCTGATTTTTTACGGATGAACTTTCAGCTTTTGCCAGCTCCGTCTGGGCTTTTATTTCATCCATACGCATCTTATGTGCCATTTGAAGAAGGTCTGCTAGATCCTTGTTTGAATATACAGACGACTCCTCTGCTTCTTGTAACTTTGAAGCAATCATGGTGTCTAAAAGAGAGGCTATGTTATTACGATTACGATACCCCATGTCTAGATAGACTGTATCAATATATTTTTTTACTTCTCTTGTGTTTAAAAGAGAGACTACTTGATTTTCATCTACACGCAAGTAGTCACACACAGCTCGAATGTTTCCAAGTTGTAAGTAACTGTTCGCGACTTCCAGACCTTCTGGAGAAATTGAAGTTAATTCTTTAGACATGAAAAGATTATACTCGGTTGTAGATAGTTTGTCAAGAATTATTTTCAAGAAGGGGTAAGAAAAAACCCTCCGAAGAGGGCTATTTAAAAGTGTATCGTATTTCAGTCTCTAGTCCATTTTTACTAAAGTCCTTTGTACTTTCCAATTTTCCTTTTAGAGTGAAGTTGCCTTTCTTAAACTTATAGCCAGCTTCAGCACTGTCCTTTCCAACTTCCAAATAATAATTTTTTGAGAACTTGTATCCAACTCGTGTAAATGAAGAAGTCTTTGTAGTAAGCAAGGACTTGTACTTATACTCCAGATAGGGGGCAGCTTGAAGCGTGGGGGTGATGAGTAGTGCGATTGTAAGTAATTTTTTCATAGTTATGTTCCTCCTTCGAACTTGTATATTATAACATAAAATTATGACAATTTTATGACAATTTTTTTGTTACACCCTTTTGGTTTTTGAAAAAAGTCCATGGTTTACGTGTGAAGGAGCGCGCGCGATGCGAATGATAATGAGTCTCATTACCGCCCCCATAGGCATAAGAATTATTTTCTTATGCTTTTTTATTCTAAAAATAAATGTTGACATTTGCCAAGACATCCCGCATAATACACACATGGATCGGGGAATAAGCCCCGCCTTTAAATGAGAATCATTATCATGACAACATCTACTAATTATACCGCCGCCATGATTGCCGAACTCAAAGCGCAATCACCACTCAACCACGCCAAAGCTAAGGCATTGGCCGCAACGCCATTGTTTGCTACTCGCTCAGTCAAAAGCATCATTGCCAAGGCGAAGAGTGAGCAAATAGAATACATCACCGCCGCTCGACCTGCCAAGGCTAACACGCCCAAGATTACGAAAGCCGATCTTGTGGCCTCTATTGCGGCATCACTCGGTGCGGATAGCGGATCGCTTGACGGCTTGCGCGGTGCTACTACTGCCGCTCTCATGGCTCTCATGGCTAACATAGCATGATAGTCATTATCGGATGGATTGGTGCGGTAACTATGGTTGCCGCTTCCTTTCTAATGACTTTAACGCTCGGCAAGGTATTAGCGATCACGGGTTTGCTACTGCTAACCATTGAGGCGCGACACAATCGCCAGATAAATTTGATTGCGCTTAATCTTTCGAGTATACTAGGGTTTTCTTATTCACTAATGCAGGTATTTTAATATGATATTCATCTACGATTTAGATCACACTGTAATCGACTCAAGCCATCGCCAACTCACGCGAGAGGATGGTTCGCTAGACCTCGACGCATGGCGCGAAAATTGCACACGCGATAAGATCATGGCAGACAAATTGCTACCGATTGCCCATCAATGGCGACTGCACTACAAGCGAGGCGCGACGATTGTTGTATGTACGGCTCGCGTTATGTCGCAGGATGATCTCGATTTTCTAGCCATCCATGAATTGCCATACCATGCCATGCTCTCACGGCCAGACGGCAATGACTCACCAGACGCATGGCTAAAGGTTGCGCTCTTAGCAAACTATGCCAAGACGCGGGGCATGTCATGGGCGCGGTTTTGCCGCAATGCCGCAATGTTCGATGACAATAAAGGCGTACTAAAAAGTTTGTCAAAGC